CACTTTCAGTAACTGACAAAGAGTCGTAGCAAAAAGCGGAGACTCGATTCTCCTTTCATTGATACTGAAAGCGTCACTGATAGAGACTGACTCACTCCCCTTTAAAATGAAGAGTCATTAAGTACTATGTATAAGTAGTAATAAGTAGGGTGTTTCAGAAACTCTCCACCGTGGGAAAATACCATCCTCAACACACCCCACCTAATTCCAGCCACTTAGCCCACTTTAAAACAGCTTAATCTTATAGTATATCATATGTCCCAAGATTTGTCCAGTATAATTAAGTCTTTTATTCAGCTTATTAAATACTCTTTATATACTAAAAAAACAGTTGATTTATTTATAATCTTCTGCTAATATGGTATTGGGGGAATCCGTCTACCATATAGAAGAGCCCACCTCCTCTATAACATTGACTTCATCCTAATACTATGCTACACTGATGGGGACTGCCGAGAATCTGGCAGCCATACATTGGAGAGTAATTCCTTTCAGTCATGGAGAGTCACAGTGGACAATGACACGATGCTTCAAAAATACTACAGAGACTTTATAACTTACGACAATTTAAGAGTTTATAGCTGTAATCTATGTAATACTAGATTATATAAGGAACTGCCCGGATTCGAAACACTGTGGCACTATGACTGCCATAAGATCATGGAGACTCCACTCTATAAATCTCTTGAATCCCAAGACTAATATACTTTCAAACCTATAATATACTTATGCCTATAAGCTCATGAGGGCTCTTCTCAGCCCTTGGAGAGTTAACCCCTAGTCAGTGGGCAGGAAAGGAGAGTTAACGGTTTAGAGGGGCTGTGAGAGGCTGTGCCATGGTAGGGGGGGGGTAGGGTTGTTTTTGTTGTAGATGTTATATTTTGAGTGTAAGAGAATATATAAAACCATTTTCACTTTGACTGTCACAAACCTTGTTAGTTTCCCATTTTTGCCCACTTACAGTCGTTTTTCGTTTGTTTCTGGTCATTTTTCTTGCAACATCTCGAAAAGAGGAGTCTTGCGCACTTGCTGACAACATCCTACCGACATAGTCTCGCCACAAACCTCACATCTGATATCACATAAGATATAACGCATATTTTTAATATGTTTTACAGACAATTCAGCTTCCTGTGAGTGAGCCTTGTTTGGCCATACTCCATTAATAGTTTCCTCATCTATCAATTTGTGTGGTGGATCTATTTTAGATTCATCTGTCATTAATATACTATATCCTAAAAAATTTTTGGAGTCAATATTTACGTTATCTGTCACCTCTAACTCTGAATAATCTTATTTTTAAAAGTTACACTCAGTGGGCATTTTTGAGTACATTTGTTACAAACTACACCCAATGTCACTTTCTGGGTGCATTTAGTAAAAACTTGTGATATACTGATTTTTAGAGGTTTTTATATGAGTAGTGAAGATATCGAATATAATAATTTAAATAGTTTAAAAGCAAAGAGGGACTATATTGGGCGGTGGGCTAGTAATCTTATTAGGGACACACAATACTCTTATAACTGCGATCCTTCTACTTTTTTAGATACGTTTATGTTAACATTCTATTCTTGTTTATCAAACGGGTCATATAAAACTCTTAGTATTGATATTCCATATTTTTATGATGATGAGAAATATTTAAGTGACGTAGCTGAGTGGGTTACGGAAGAGCTTGACTTAATTTCACCTAGAATTAAAAAAACTCCCTTATATCAGGTACTTGAAAAGCAATAGGAGAATTGTATGCCTAATCATAACTTTTATATACGTCTAATTTATACAGAAGCAGGACAATGGCGTAATCGAGAATTTAACGTTAACTCAGTGAGTGGCGAAGTTGCCATCCGTAAATGCAAGAATCTCCTGCGCCAAGAACTTGGTATTAATCTGTTTGACGACGCTGACAGTACTGAGTTTAATCCTGTAGTTCAGGAATTACGACTAGTTAGCTTAAATACTGGCGATTTTGATGGGGAACCTTACTCTGCTGGATTTAAATTTTAAAAAACTTGTTGACTTTTATGCCCACTGGGTATAATATAATATACGTTAAACCGCTTCTGCGTTTAATGGAACCCTCTCTAGGGACTGAGGTCCTCCCCTCTCGGTCCCTTTTTTTAAGCCTATGTTAGAAAATACAATTAATGAAGCTCTAAAACATACCGAATATCGGGCAGTTGTATCTCTTCAACCTTATCTGACCATGTCAGACGACCATTATTATGTAATTATCGTAAGAATAACGGATTCTAAGGATTGTGTAACTGAGTTACACTTCAATCACGGCAGGTCTGAGGAGAAAATCGTGAGTGATATCCTAAAAACCCTAGGATTTGAGTTCTAAGGCCTTGAAAAGTGGGGTTTTTTGGATGTGTTTGCAGTTAGTATGGTACTCTCGGTAGATAAATTCGCAACTTTTTAGGCTAGCTCCTACATATAGGATCTTTTTACAAAACTCACACTCATATGTAGATATCGTGGGCCATACTATTATACCATGATCAAACAATTTATCGAATAATTCACTACTTATGTCCATTATTTCGTAGTAATAACCATTTACTCCATGTGGCATTGGACTAATCTTCCTTGTTTTCTAGTGTTTTATACAGTTTAGTGTCTCGAATTCGATCGCAGAGGTCATGAACTATAAATAAATGCTTAATTTCACCTAAATGCTTGATTCCAGTTGCGTATCCCTCAGCTTTTTGACATAATTCGCACACTTCGTCTGATTTTATGACTACATAATGCTTATATTTTAAATTGTCAATGTCAATTTCATCGAAAATGTCTTTTAGAGCGTTTTTATATCGACTACTCATACTAAGACCCATCTTTTGGGGCTAAAAAGGCTTAAACTGGCTCTCAGGGCCTCACATGGTCCTTTATTTTGTAGGTTCATGCGTTTCTTTTTCCAAAATCTTGAATAGTGGGGTATCTTTTACTACATTACAAGATTCACACACACAGGGTAGCTTGTAATATGCAGTTGCTGGGTGTTCTCCGTAGAACTCCTTACAGATTTCACAATGAGTCCATAAAAGACCCCTACTTTTTGCATCATAATAACTTTTATCACTCTTTTTCATCGGATTCCTGGCGTTCAAGTACCTTAAATAACTCAGTTTTGCGCACTTCCTCGTAAATTTCACAATCACTGCAGAAATATTCTTTTATTACAACGGGGCTATATATTTTTAAACGTTTAGAGCATACAGCACATTTAGTATATAGAATCATTCTTCCTCGAACTCCCCACTCAGAGTTTTCCAAAGAGGAGTTTTTCTTATCCTAGAAGGCTTAATTTTAAATGCCTGCTTGTAGTTAAGTCGTACCCATTTTCCACTACTTAGGTCTTCGATATATACTGAGCCTCTAAAATAGTCGCCTCGATAGTGGTAGACAACTCCATAATAGTCCACCCAGTCTCCTTCGTTAAACTGGGATAGATGATTGCGGACTTTTCTATAAATTCTTTCGTCATTAAAGTGAGATATGGTGACTAGCACAATGAGTCCAAAAGGCAATAATACGATACCAGCGGCTATTAAAAGTATCAAGTTAAGTATAAAATCAAACATCGTATATGTCCTGCAGAAGCCGACCCAGAGGGGTTTTATTTTTTAATCTGTACAGTATAATCGGCTCCACATGGGTCTCGTAATCATCCGAATTTACTACTAAAACCTGCCCACTTTCTTTGATTACGCAATATCCTGTAGGCATGTTATCAGATACTTTTATCCTAATCTTCTTCTGAAGTATCTTTTTTCTCAGCCCCCGGGCTAGGTTGCTCTGTAAATTTTCCATGCTCATTTGCCACCTGATTAACCTGATCGCGATTAATCCAACGGTGTTTTCCTTTTTCATCAAGTATATAAAATAAACCCTGGGCGTGTTGTAAGATTTGAGCAACCGCCCCGTCAGTTAGCTTTACTTTAAGTCCTATCATTCTTCATTCTCCAATAATTTAAATAACTTAGTTTCTTTTATACCACACTTATGATCACTCTCTGACATAACCCCTTCTAATGTCATAAAGTCCTTACCACACACCGAACAGTAAGGATCTGAAAGAATTTTTGTCATTTTTTTATAGGTTTCTATAAAACTTTTACCAATTATTCTTCCTGTGATTTCCATAACCCCTTTAATTTACGTGCAAATCTAGCGTGGTCGGCTTTTCTTTCTATGGCTAGTTCTTCCATAAGTTCCCGAATTTCCTGAAAATAATGCTCATACTCACCCATCTTATCTCCAGTGAAAAACGCAAAGTGCTTTTCCAATTCATCTATATAGGCCAGAATTTTCTGAACCCGCTTGCTGGCTTTCACGCAGCACCATCGTCATTTTCAGCAATTTCGTACGGCCAGCGTAAGCACCACATCTCCGCTTTCATCCACGTATTTTCGCCAGAAAACTTTACTGCATTACGTTCTATTAGCTTCTTGGCGCAGTCTGAGGCTAGATACTCATGAGTGAAGTCTAACTCGTTGAGGTTCATAGTTGACCTATTACTAAGAAGCTGAGTCGCGGTTTCATTGACTAGCCACTTATTTTTCCAAGAAAATAAGGACGCCTCTCTTTCAAGCTCTTCATCAAGCGCCACGATCTTAAATAGCTCTTTTACTGCTGGATGCATAACTCTCCTTGTGACAGTTCAAGTGACACATAGATTTTCATTTAGACCCCTTTTTAGGGGCATCTGTCACCAGGGGTACAGAGACCCTCATCTGTCACCTATTCTAGGGGGCCTCACTCCCATCATCTGGTTTTCGGCCTCCAGGGTTATTATTTGTTCAAAAGACAAACCTATCAGCTCTCGCGTGGCCTCGTCTTCGGGGTCACAGAGAAACAGCATGTCGTATCTTATTTCTGCGGGGTACATAAACCTCCAATGACCAGCATACCAGACCTAGGCGAGGCCGTCAATAAAAAAAGGGCTTCAATAGAAGTTGTTGATTTCGGGCAATAGGAGGCCCAAGGTTCTTTGGCCTTGATATAGAACCTGAAGGCGGGCTTAGCTAGCTGAGGGGCTGATCACCTAGGGTATAGCATTGGATTTAGTTTGTTAACATCAAGGACCAATGCGCAGAGAAGAACCAACAACAAGAACTGCTTTCTTCCCTAGGAGGCGTAACCCTCATATCTCAGGATTCCCTTATCACTCTCCCTTGGGCTCAATAGATGGTTCGAGAGTTTAGGTCGTCCTACCCGTTTCAAGAGCCCTTGTTTATAGTGGAGGGGTGTCTAGGGCTCAGACCACTAAGCGTAAGGCTCATATTACCCTAGTTCCTGATATGTGTCAATATATTGATCACATTCGTCTTAAGTTAGTGAAACCAGGATAGGAGGGATGCATCTAACAACTAGATATATGAAGGAAAAGTTTTCCAAGCTCAGATCTATGTTTAAGGACGGCGGAGTTCAGCTCAAGGCTAAACATAAGGATCCTGAGGGGGGACTAAATCGTAAGGGACGAGAGGCGTATAATAGAGCCACCGGAAGTAACCTAAAGCGTCCAGTTTCAAAAAAGCAGGCCAAAAAAAGTCCCAAGTCTGCTGCTAGAAGAAAGTCTTTTTGTTCTAGAATGAAGGGCATGAAGAAAAAGCTAACCTCGTCCAAGACGGCCAATGATCCGAATAGTCGCATCAACAAGGCCCTAAGAAAATGGGATTGTTAATTGAGTACGGTAAATACAGCCCAAAGTCTAGGGCCAATATTAAAAGAATCCTATGCAGGAAAGTTTAAGAAGCTTAGGAAAAAACTTAAAAAAAAAAAGAAGGATAGGAAGTAATGAAGAAAGGTGGAATGTTTAGCAAAATTAGAAAGTTGTTCGAAAAGCCAGAAAAGACCGTAAGAGGTGCAACAGGGCAAGAAGAACCTTTTGATAGAGAAGGTATCGAGCTAGACGAAAATGCCAAACTTTACGAGAAAGCCTTCGATCGAATGGAACGAGAAAAAAAAGAAAAAGAAGATTTTTATAAAGAACACAATAGACGTGTTCGTGAACGAAGATAACTGATAGTTGAGACGCCCCTCTATCCTTATGGACGAGGATCTCTACAACTTACCAGGAGAACTTATGGACAAGCTAAGACACCTTCCGGGCATATTCATGCTCATCTATTCCTCATTTATGATCTACAAAGGACCGAATTTAGCCGACGCACTTATCGTGCTAACACTAGCTTTTGCTTCGGTGAGTCTAAACTACATCTATAAAAAGTTTAGTAGCAACGAAGAAACGTTTGACACCACTGAATTAAAGAAACTTGAACTGGAAATTAAAGAGGCTCAGCTTAGGGAAAGTCTTGAAAATGTTAAGTTTCAGTCAGCCCAACAACAGTCGATTAGGGATGAAAGACGAGCAGCGGATCAGAGGCCGCGAGGATCGTTATTCTAATGTCAAAAAAGAAAGACTTACAAGACGTAGAAAAGCTTTCAGAGGACCTAAAAAATCCTTTTGAAAAGTATCAGGAAGAGATCGACGAGCTAAGGCGTGAAAACTATACTCTACGATCAACAATGGAGCAGTATGGAATAGACGAAGTTTCCATAATTAGCGACATTGAATATATATGCATAAGAACCATACAGGACCTACGTAAACTTGCAGATACAGTAGGCCTAAATGAACAAGACACTAAGATACTTGATACAGTACACAGAAACCTTAGGCGAGCCAGGGGAGACTGGGAAAAAAAGGAGCTTAAAGGTAAGGACGTTGCCGTAGAAGATTTACTTAGAATAGTGGAAGGTAATGGAAGCAAAGCTAAATGAAAAACAAGCAAAAGATAAGCTTTGGCGCGTAGGCAATCTTGAGTGGAAACTCAAAGGTGTTCAAAAAAATATGCGCAGAGCTGTCTATGAATCTAAAGGTGACAAGACGGTATTTCTGTGCAGTCGTCAGTTAGGTAAAAGCTTTGTAATGATGACCATCGCTACAGAATATTGTATCAAATACCCTGGCAGCGTCGTAAAAGTTCTGTTTCCCAAAAAGAAAGATGCAAAAACAATTGCTCGTAACCATATGAGACAGATTCTTTCAGATTGTCCAAATGATATCAAACCTGAGTGGAAGGAAGCAGATAAGGTATTTATGTTTCCTAACGAAAGTCAGATTCAAATGGCAGGAACGGATGGAGGGTCGGCGGAGTCGGTTCGAGGATCAAGTTGTCATTTAGCAATACTTGATGAAGCAGGATTTCAGGATTACAACGATTTTAGTTATATTATTCAGTCAATTATTATGCCTACACTCCTCACGACTAACGGTAAGATGATTTTAGCTTCAACTCCTTCAAGAGAGCCGGACCATCCTTTTATGACTAACTATGTTGAACCGGCTAGAAGAGAAGGAAGTTTAATTGAATATACTATATATGATAACCCTCTAATTAGTAAAAATAAGATTGATGATATTGTAAAGGAATTTCCTGGAGGATTTGACGATCCAGATTTTCAAAGAGAATTTCTTTTAGTGTCAGACATTAAAGGCAATGACTATGTAATTCCAGAGTTTACCAAGGAGTTGCAAGCAGATGTAATTAGACATAAATATGATAAACCTGTTTATTATGATGCATACGTCTCGTGCGATCCTGCACTTAGTGATTTAACTGTATGTTTATTTGCTTACTATGATTTTTTAAATCGAAAGCTCGTCATTACCGATGAGCTAGTTATCGGCGGTAATGACACAAACAGCACCACTCAGGACATTGTAGATGGAATGATTAGAAAAGAAAAGATTAATTTTAGTAATCCCTTAACTGGGGAAATCCAACAGCCTTATTTGAGAGTAATTGATAACAACAATAAGTTTTTAATTAATGATCTCAACTTAGAGCATAACTTAAATTTTATAGCTACAGCTAAAGATAATAAAGAGGCTCAAATTAGTGCCGTTAGAATTAAACTTAAGCGCGGCGACATTATTATAGACCAAAAATGTAAAAACTTAATATATCATTTACAAACCGCAAGATGGGATAAGACTAGAAAGGGATTTCAAAGAGTGAGAGCACATCTACAAAAAGGACTTAAGGCTCATCACTGTGATGGATTAGACGCACTAATCTATCTAGTTAGAAATGTTGATTTTGAAAGAAATCCTTACCCGGGTGGTTATTTTGATTTAAAGGGAGAGTCTGTATTTAACCCCTTTCCAAATCGTAATGAGTCTGGAGAAAAAAAGGAATTTATGAAAGATCTCATGAATATTAAGAAGGTTAACAACTAAATATAGGAAATTATTATGGCAAAATATCAATCTTACAAAAGCGGAACTGAGTATTTCGCGTCCGATGAGGACCCAAAGAAGGTAGCCTCATATCTAGTTCAAAAGGCCGATGCTTGGTTCGACGACCTCTATTCAAATAGGTACATTTCTAAACTTAGAAAAAGCTGGTTTTCTTATCATGGTTCTTATTTTGGTTCATATTATTCTGACAACCATTCAATTACTTTTGGCGGCGAGAATGGAGAATTGGCCAATCTGGCGATAAATCACTACAGAAACATCGCAACTAACATGATTACAATGATTACTGCTACGCGCCCAACTTTTCAGGCTAGAGCTATTAATACTGACTATAAATCTCAAGTTCAAACAGCACTAGCAGATGGACTTCTTGAGTACTATCTTAGGGATAAGCGTTTAGAAAAGTATCTTAAAACCGCAGTTGAGTATGCAGTAGTTATGGGCTCGGGCTATATTAAAATGGATTGGGATGCCACTTCTGGAAAAGTATATGATTATATTGAGCCAGATGAAGATGAAATTGTAGGATACGACGAAGATGATGATCCAATTAATGAAGAAGGTGAAAAATTAAAACCTTTTCCTGTATATGAAGGAGACGTGAAATTTACAAACATGGCTCCATTTGATGTTGTATTTGACAGTACCAAAGAAAGTGTATTGGAAAATGACTGGGTAATATGTAGAACATTTAAAAATAAATTTGATCTAATTGAAAAGTATCCGGAGTTTAAAGAAGAAATTCTCGCACTTCCTACAAAAAGTGAGTTGCAGAAATATAGAATTAATCATAGTCCATTAGACGACACTACCGATATTCCAGTTTATGAATTCTATCACAGAAAGACAGAAAGTAGGCCTGAAGGTAGATATATGCTTTATCTCTCGTCTGATGTGGTCCTTATGGATACAGTCATGCCATACAGAACGCTACCAATTTACAGAATGTCGGCAGGTGAAGTGTTGGGAACGCCATATGGATATACACCAATGTTTGATCTAATGCCGATACAAGACGCGGTTAACTCACTTTATAGTACTATTCTAACAAATCAGTCGGCGTTTGGTGTTCAGAATGTATTAAATCCAAGGGGTAATGACATTAGAATTAACCAAGTTACTACAGGACTAAACTTTGTTGAATATAATCCTGTAGTGGCAGGTAACGTTTCAGGCAAACCCGAGTCTTTAAACCTAACAAATACACCGGCAGAAATATTTAATTTTCTGCAGATGCTAGAGAGATCCATGGAGGTCATTTCAGGAGTTAACTCGGTAGTTAGAGGTAATCCTGAAAGTTCACTTAAATCAGGAAATGCTCTTGCCCTAGTTCAATCCCAATCTCTACAATTTATGTCGGGCTTACAACAGTCATATATTATGCTACTTGAGGATATCGGAACAGGACTAGTTCAACTTCTTCAAGATTTTGCTTCGGTTCCTAGAGTTGCTTCAATTGCGGGTAAAACAAATAGAAGTAAAATGGTTGAGTTTAAGTCAGATGATTTAGATAGTATTAATCGAGTTGTAGTTGACGTGGGTAACTCGCTTTCTAATACCACTGCTGGACGAGTTCAAATGGCGGATAACCTAATACAGATGGGGTTGATACAAACACCAGAACAATACTTTAGTGTTATGAACACGGGTAACCTTGAAACCATGACTGAAGGTCAAAGTAACGAAGTATTTTTAATTAGAAGAGAAAATGAAAAACTAACCGAAGGTGAAACCGAAGTTAATGCTGTTGCTACAGATAAACACTCTTTACACATTAGAGAGCACATGAATATTTTAGATGATCCGGATTTGAGAAATGATGCAGAGTTAAGTGCTAGAGTATTTGAACATATTCAACAGCATATAGAGTTACTAAGAACAACTGATCCCGGAGTACTAGCCTTTAAGGGTGAAAAACCTCTAGGGCCACCTATGGGAACCGGCCCCGCTCCTGGTAACGTTGCGCCTCCAATGCCCAATGAACAAGGTCTAGGTGGTATTCAACAATCAATGGCTGCACCCCTAACTGAAAGCGCAGCGGCTCAACTAGGCGGAGCTCCTTCCCCAGCACAACCAGCGACCACAGAAATGGGCCCTAACACTCCACAAGAAATGTTTGAGAGGAATAGATAATGAAAAAGTATAAAAAAAAGTTTGGTCCTTATAGAAAACCTTTAGAAGTCACTGAGTATACAGAAGATGATCTAAAAAAAATGAAAAAGGAAGCAAGGATTAAATCTCTTGAAAAAAAACTAAAAGAGGTAAACAGAGAACTTGCATCAATAGATGAAAAAGGTGATGAAGATTTTTACGAAACCAAAGAAAAATTTAAAAAACTATATGAAAAACATTTAAAAATGGAAAACGACGATAAATAGCCCATCCAATAAAGGACGGCTAACATTTAATATATCCGAAAGGACTATTAATTGGAGGAATTATGTCTGAAGAAGTAAGTGCAGCGCCCGCTGTAGAAACCGCAATTGATGGTGACGTACCTATAGTCAATGATGCCATCACATCTGAAGAAACTGGTTATGTTTCTGATGCCGGAACACAAGCAATTGAAGAAGTTGCATCCGGACCCTCTGAAGAAGGCCAAACTGAAGTACAAGCTGAAACTAAGGAAGAGTTTCAAGAAGAACTTTCAGATGCAATTGAAGAAGGGGCTACTGAAGAAGAAGTTCAAAATATGATTAAAGAGTTTGAGCTTAAAGTAAATGGTAGAACTGTAAAGAAAAAAATTGACTTAAGTGATGAAGAAGAAATCAAAAGGCAATTGCAACTTGCGTTAGCAGGTCAAGACTCAATGCAAGAAAATAGTCAGATCAAAAAGAATTTAAAAGAAGAAATAGAATTCTTACAAAAGAATCCTTGGGCAGGCCTTGAGGGTTTAGGATTTACTAAAGAACAGCTTGATATTCTAGCTGAAGAAAGACTCAGAGCCCAAGTTGAGGAAATGAAAAAATCTCCAGAACAGCTTGAACGTGAAAAAATGCAAAAAGAACTTGCAGAAGCTAGAGAACAACTAGAGGCGGAGAGAAAAGCGAGAGAGGAAGCGGTATTTCAACAGCTTCAAGAACAACAATCTGTCCAACTAGAAAATGAGATTATGGACGCACTAGATTCCCATCAAACGCTACCCAAGTCTCAAAAGACAGTATCAAGAATTGCCGATGCCATGCTTTGGGCAATTGAAGAAGGCTATTCTGATGTTACTGTTAATGATGTACTTCCTTCAGTAGAAGCTGAAATTGAGCGAGAATTACAAGGATTTATGTCAGAGTTACCCGAAGAGTTACTAGAAAAATATATTGGAAAGAAGAACTTAGAGCGACTAAAGAATAAAAAACTTGAACAGCTTAGAAAAGTTCCTAATCAACACAAAGTAGCTGAAACAGCTAAGTCCTTAAAAAAAGAAGAAGAGGATACTAAAACTAAACGTAAAAAGGCCCGAGATTATTTTAGAAACCTGTAATTTCGGTCTTTTAACAACTAATAGTGTACCGTTATTTGTAGATATAACGCGATTTCCCCATACCCGTATAGGATTGGCGAATACCAAATTAGATCGAAGGTAACTGCTAACAACTAACAACCCTTTCATTTTAGGAGAAATGAACATGACAACTAAAACTGATCAAACCAGCAAGTTTGCCGATCATCTCGAAAGATCCCTAGATCTAGTATTCGAGGTTAAGGCAGATACTGGTGCTATCTCAAGCGACCTTCCAGGAAGCTCTTCATTTACTGATGCTGCTGCTGGACAAATCGCTATCGACCTATCTGAATTAGGCGAGGTAGAAAAAGTTTTGGACTCTGAAGTTGTAAGTGAGTCTGCCGGAACTTCTACCCTGACTCCATCAATTACCAGTGACCTACTTTCACTCGCTCTTGACTCTGACCAGGATCTTTCTGCAGGAGCAGTTGATTTTGTAATTAGAGTTAGACTACTTAGACGACGTTAATAAAGGAGAAATTTAATATGTCTACACCAAACACTTTTGAATCGATGAACTCCATCTACAAAGAGGCTTATGCTGATAAAGTAAAAGACCTTATTCCAGAGGGAGTTAAACTTTACAACATGGTTCCTTTTCAGTCTGCAGAAAAGCAACCTGGAGACAACTACGTCCAGCCAGTTACATTGGGTTAATTTGCTCTGAGCCCAATTAAAACCGAATCTAATTGACTTAGAAGTCCCGTAAAACGGATGATAAGGCGGAACTAAAGAGAAAGTAATTTGAAAGACGAAAAACTAAGAGACATTAAAATACAGAAAAGATACCTAGAGTTAGGTAGCTGTAGAAAAGTGTCTAAAGATTTAAGCATTAAATTACACATAGTTCGACGAGTAGTTAAAGAATCTGGTATCATGAAACAAGTAGATTCTAGTGATAAAGGTTATCTTAAAGAGAGAGGAGTTACTTTTTCTCAACTAAAGAATACCTATCTAGAGTTAGAGTGTTTTAGAAAAACAGCTAAAACTCTTAATTTAGGAATTAATAGAACTAGATCTATTTTAAAAAACTTAGGAGTTCTTAAAAAATCAGGACACGCTCTTATGAGACAGAAGTCCGGAGAGAACAATCCTTTCTATGGTAAAAAACACAACCCTGAGACTAGAAAAAAACTTTCTGAATCAGCTAAGAAAAGAACCGGAGAAAGAAACCCTAACTATAAACATGGTAAAAATATCAGAAGACCTAGAGACTACAAAGTTCACATTATGACCAAACTTAGAAATTATGTTTTTAATAGAGATGGTCATACGTGCAAGTACTGTAATGAAAAAGGCGGAAATCTTCATGCCCATCATTTACTCCCTTTTTGGGTAGAACCGAAAGCGTTTGAGGATACTGCGAACATGGTTACAGTGTGTACTGAGTGTCACTTTACTAAGGCACACAAAGGTAATTGGCATTCTTTTGATATGTCAATTATTACTGACGAACTACTAGAAAAATACTCTTTAGACCGTGAACGACTGAATGATTTGGACGTCTATAACAAGAATATAGACGTATGCGACAGTCTAGACTTCAGCAATAATAATAAAACTGAAGATTTGAGATTAAATACTCAAATGAAATCTTAATGATTTCAACTAGTTAGAGCACGGATTCACGTATGGAGGATCTGGAGGATCAGCCTTCGCCCTCAGAAACGGAATTGCTTCTTCTCACCAGAGTGCCCAAATTCGCGGACACGAGATGATTCTTCGTTCTTACCTAGCGGTAGGTGCAGTATCTCGTTCTAAAGGAAAGAATGCTTTCATCCAAGCTTCTAAGCTTATTGTTGAAAACATGCTTAAGTCTTTTGCTCGTCGTCTTGAAGTTCAACTTCTTTACGGTCAAGCCGAAGGTGGTATCGGAGTAATTGCTTCTACTGGAGCTAGCTCTATTACTATCGAAGCTTACGAATGGGCCCCAGGGATTTGGTCAGGATCTGAAAAGATGCCTATCGAAATCCGTTCAGCCGCTGGAGCACTTAGAGGCGAGACTGCTGTATCTTCAGTTGATCTCTCTACTAAGACTGTAACTCTTGACACTCTTCCTCTTGGAACAGTTGCTACTGACGTAGTTTACTACGCTGGCGCCTTTTCTAAGGAATTTGCTGGAGTTCATAAGATTATCACTGAAAACAGTGGTACTCTTTTTAACATTGACACTTCTGCCTTTTCTCTTTGGAATGGTAACACTGTTGAAGTTGGAACTAACTCTGGAGCCGGAGCTGCCACTCTTTCTTTCGCTAAGATTGAAGAAGCTGTAGCTGTTGCTATGGAAAAAGGTCTTGCTGACGAGGACGTGATCGTTATCTGTAACCCGCGCTCTTGGAACAACCTTCTTACTGAGCAAGCTGCTAAGCGACAGTACGATCACTCATACAAGTCTTCTGAGTATGAGGATGGTGCCAGAAGCATCAAATTCCACGGCCAACAAGGTGTCATCGAGATTCACTCTTCTATCTACTGTAAAGAAGGGTATGCTTATGTACTTCCTATGAGCTGTTACATGAGAATCGGATCTTCTGATGTTACTCTTGAGCAGCCAGGATTTGAAGGCAAATTCCTCAAGCTTCTCGAAAATGCCAACGCTTACGAGATGAGAGCTTACACCGACCAGGCTCTTTTCTGTAGTCAACCTGGTACTAGTACTCTTCTTACTTTCATTAAGTCTTAATCGACTTTATAAAGTATTGATATTAGGGGGGAGTGAAAACTCCCCTCTTTTTCATTAACAACTATATATAGGGTATCTAGGAGCCAGAAAAATGTCAAAACCACTTCAGGTCGGTTCAGAAATATACAATTACCCAACCCAAGGGGAAAACCCCGGATGGGGCGAGGAAGCAACTGGATGGGCGGAAGCGGTTACAGACGCGCTTACTGCGGTTCAGGGTCCCAATGACATCCTCCTTACTTCTGCCACTTTGACCAATAATCAATCATCATTAGCGGATATTCCAGGGTTTAGCTTCGATACGTCGCAAGTCCAGGGGATTGAAGCTACATACTTTGTAGTTAGAACTTTTGACTCAGGGGCCACCGTTGTAACTGAATCTGGAACACTTAAAGGAAACTACAACGGATCGGACTTTATAATCACCGTAGATGCTGCTGGAGATTCAGGGGTATCTTTAAATATAACTAACGCAGGTCAAGTTCAGTATACGAGCACTGACCTTACCGACCACGTATCCTCTATCATTCGTTTTAGAGCTAAGACAATAGATCAACCTTAGGAGAATAAAATATGACCGTCAAAAAACGTGAATTTCAAAAGGGTATTAGGCTTCGTCCCGATGCTGACGCGTTAGAAAATATTGAAGGAGAACTTAAAGTCGATAGTGGTGATAATAAAGCCAAAATGACGTTAGGTGCAGCTCCAAGGTCACTAGTAACTGAAGATCAAACTCAGGACCTTACTAATAAAACTATTAATGCTGATAATAACACAATTCAAAATTTAAGAGACGCTGAACTAGCTGCAGATGCGGATATTACTAGAACAAAACTGGCTCCAGGTACTGCCGATCATGTTCTAATAAATGATGGATCTGGAGAACTTTCTAGTGAAGAGTTTCTGTCTAAAGCTAGAGGTGGTACTGGAGCAGATAATTCCTCTGTGACGTTTCCATCAACAGGCACTCTTGCAACACTTGCAGGGGCTGAAACCCTGACTAACAAGACTATTGATGCGGCGAGTAATACCATCTCTAATTTAGACACAACTATGTTGGCTGCCGGAGTTCTCGACACTGATCTAAACGCAGTTTCAGCTTCTGATGATACCATTCCTTCAGCTAAAGCGACTAAAGACTATGTGGATGCCCAAGTTGGTGCGGTTTCGGGAGACAGTGTTAAAGTTTCTGCTAACGACACTACAGCGGGTTTTTTAAACGGAAAGCTTGTTGCAGGAACCAACATTACGTTTACTGAAAATAATGATGGTGGTAACGAGACTCTTACGATTGATGCCGCAGGTGGTGCAGGTGAAACCAACACTGCATCCAATGTTGGAACTGGTGACGATGTATTTAAACAAAAGACTGGAACTGATCTAGAGTTTAGAACTATTGTTGAAGGACCTAACTTTTTTAGTACTGAAAATACCGATGATCTAACGTTTAGTGTGTTAAGTGCGACAAGATCAATCACAACAACAGGAAACATACTCGCAACGGATACAACCGTAAGAATTGATGCAAGTAGTGGTGCAGTTACTGCAACTCTCCCAGATGCAACTACAAACTCGGGTAAAATCTTTGCTATAAAAGCAACAGATGTAACTAACACTGTTACAATTGATACTGCTGCAGGAAATATTGATGGCTCTGCTAGTGTTACTCTTGATAATCAATATGATTCCATTATTGTGCAGTCAAATGGTACAAACTATGATCTCCTTGCAAATGTTGGAAATACCGGAGGAGGTGGCGGAACACCTCCCGGATCATCTAACGGCATTGGTTTTTATGCCGGTGGTAACAATGCTGGCGGTACCGTAGTTGCTGCCCAAACGGTTAAAATTGATGCTTCTGTTGCAACACCTACGGTTGCGGCGATTGGTGCAACACTTTCTGCAGCAAGGGCCCAAGTAACCGGCGGTTCTTCTGGAGATGACTCGCTAGTTATGGGAGGATTTGAAAGCGGGTCTATTTTAGTTACAACCATAGAAAGTTTTGATAGAGGTTTAGAGACATATTCTGCATATGGAGCGAATTTGCCTGCAGTTAGAGTTGGTGGAGCAGGAAGAGGAAATAGTACAGATGTTTACTATTTTGGTGGCGCAGACGCACTAGCCGCTTCAGCGGAACAAAGTACGATATATAAAGCAAATATAGCAGTTCCTGGAGTTACAACCCTAGGGGCGAGTTTAACTAGTGCCCGAACTGATATTTCTCAATGTATGGGACCAACTACAAAAGCATATATTGGTGCGGGAATACAGAGTAGTGGAACCACTGTAAATGAATTTGCTGAATTTGATTATGCGACAGAATCTTATACAGGATTGGGAGCATTGTCAACTTTTAGAAGTGGTTG